GCAGATTCAGCGCCGTTCGCGTCGACCGCCTTCACGCGGACCTGATAGTTTGTCCCACTCGACGGGACCGTGTCTGTGATGGATTTCGCCGACGTGATCCCGATCTGGGTGTAGGCTCCGGAATCGACCCGGCGTTCCCAGACATAACTGATCGCGTTCCCCTCCGGGTCGGTGGACCCGCCGGTGGAGATCGTCAACTTCTGGCCGGCGCGCGGGGTCCCGTGGGAGATGGACGACGGGGTGGTGGGCGGCTGGTTCCATTGAAGGATATAAGCCCCGTCTGTATCCGTTGTATCAGATACCAGAGTGTCAGGGGCCAAAAATAAAGCCGGGCGAACGCCGTCGAAGCCGTAGTACGCATAGTTGTTGCTCAAACTGCCGTCGGAATAGACACTCCGCACGTTGTCCGCGTTGCCGGCGTACGGGGTCAGAAGCCACCACCACCAGGGGGACGAAGCGTTCAGGTTGGAACTGGTATATTCGGACTTGCTGACCGCTTCCGCCGTCGGGTATGCAAGGCGGCTGTTGTTGTCGGTAAACAGGGGCCACTTCGTTCCCTCTGCGATTCCGTTTTCGTTGCCCAGGCCGACTTCGGTCATAGTCAGAAGACGGACCTTCCGCGTGATTCGCTCCGAACCGCCGCCGTCGGTGACGGTGTCTTTCGCGACGGTGATCGTGTCATTCAGAAGGGCGTTTCGGAAGTCGGCTTCGAAGAAGGACAGGAAGCCGGCTTCGGCCTGGTATTCGTTGTAGTTGGACCAGACGTTCGCGTTATCAGGCGGGGCGTCCTGTCCGTGCTGGGCGCTGTACCAGCCGCCAGGGCCGGCGGCACTGTTCAGCCATTGAAGAAGGTTCGCCACGGCGGCGCGGTTGTTGCCGTAATTTCTGCGGTCGCTGTTGCTGTTGTTCGGCTCTTTCGCGTCGAAGCATTTCAGGGAAATAATTCGCTCCGTCACCAGGCCAACGCGGTCGGAAGACTGGCGGCCGACTTTGAAGCGGATCACAGCGCCGTTATACTTCGTGTTGACCGATTTCACCACCGCGCCGACGGGCAACGTCGACAATTTTTTCGACATGGTATTCCTCCATTTCTTTTTTGAACAGGTCGTAGAACAGTTCGTTCGTCTGCCTGATCAAGTGATAACTGTTTCCGTGTTCAGCGTGGCCGGTCCAGGAAGAATATGACTGGACCACGGTTTCGAAGTCGATCCGCCCTTCGTCCAGAAGGTGACGGAACTTCTTCAACTTCCGCCTGATCCGATTCTTGCTGTCGCGGCGTATCTTGCGGACGACTTTCCCGCTGTCCGTCATGTACGTCCGGAAGCCCAGGAAGTCGATCCCCTGGGTCAGCGGGAACACGGCCGTTTTGTGATTCAATTCCAGCCCCAGCGGGACCAGGAACTTTTTGATTTCTTCCAGACAGTAAATCAGATAGTCCTTGTCCGGGTGGATCAGGAAGAAGTCGTCCATATATCGGCCGTAAAACTTGATTCCCAGACGTTCCTTGATCATGTGGTCCAGGCCGGACAGGTACAGGACCGCGAACCATTGTGAAGTGTGGTTCCCGATCGGGATTCCCGGTCCTTCCGTGGAGTCGATAATCAAGTCAAGAAGCCACAACACGCCGGGATCGTCGATGATCCGGCGAAGTTGTGACTTCAAAACGTCGTGATTGATACTGTAAAAGTATTTTCTTATGTCACACTTCAAGACCCAGCCGTCCGCCCCGAACTGCCTGTAATATCGTTGCATGAACGCTTTCAGACGGTCCAGGCCGAAGTGTGTTCCTTTGCCTTTCTGACTGGCGTAGTTGTCAAGTATGAACGTCTTCGCAAGGCGCGGTTCCAGGACGTTGTCGCATAGGCTGTGCTGAATAATTTTGTCCCGGAAGCCGTTATACATGATCAGGCGTTCCTTCGGTTCATGGACCAGGAAGTAATTGTAGGGCGAAGGGCGGTATTTCCGCGACGTCAGAAGGAAGTGAAGGGCCATTAGATTTTCCAACAGGTTCACTTCGAAACGGACGACAGCGTATTTCCACCGTTTCCCCTTGCGCGCTTCCAGGTAGGCAGAATAAAGCCGGTTAAAATCTGCCATGACTTCAAAGTCAGAAGGCGGTTTCTGTTCAGTGTTCTTCATAAAAATCTCCTTACCGCTTATAGTCTGGGCGTCGTACTGCCGAAGCCCTCGCGTCGGTAATCATGTGTTTACCCTGCCCTTTCCGGCGTCGGGAAGGATATGATCTCCTTTGTTTGGGTACTCTGTTTTCAGGTTCGTCGCCTTACTCGGTCGCGTTTTCCACCAAATCCGGGCGAACGCCGTTGTTGCCGTTGTACGCATTGTTGTTGCTCAAACTGCCGTCGGAATTGACATTCCGCACGTTGTTCGCGTTGCCGGCGTTCGGGGTACAGATCATACCCTAATATCATTAACCTTCCGTCTGGGTGGGCGGCTCCGCGACCGGCGCTTCGGCCTTTTCGGCTTCTTCGGCGGGCGCTTGCTCTGCCTTATACCAGGCGGCGGCCATGAACTTAACGTCCAGGGTGATCTTCGTCCAGTAGTCGAAGGTCCCTGTGTCGATATAGCCGCGCTTCTTTGACAATTCGATGAAGAACAGAAGCATTTTACAGGCCGTCAGGGCGTCCCGTTGAAGGGATAGCCGACGGACCTTGTCTTCTTCGTTCTGGATCGGATAGATTTCATTCGCGGCCAGAAGTTTTTCATAGATCGACAGAACGTGATCCTGAATCCTGTTGACGATAGTGAAGCGGACCTTCTTCGGGAAGTGCTTCGTGTTGTCGGTCAGGTCCAGGGTGTAGTCGATCAGTTTTGACGCAACAGGAAGGACGTGAAGGGGACTTTCATTCCCATTCGCCTTCCGCTGATAGTTTTTCCGGGTTCCCATTGATACACCTTCGCTTCCTGATTCTCTCGACGGTTTCACGCCGTCCGGAATAGTCGAAGCCATAGTCCCGAAGGACGACCGTCTGTTCTTCGCCTTCATAGGTCAAGCCGCACAGGACGACGTTGTCGCCCTCACAGCGGCCGCACACGGGCCGAAGTTCCGTGAACAGGTTGGATAATAGGCACGACGTTTCCGGCGGCTTACAGGCGAAGCGGGTCATAGATACAGCCGATTCTTCGCGGCGTCCAGAATCCCTTCGGGAAGTCCGGTTCCGTCGTAGCCCTTCCATTGGTTCAGTTGGGCCGTGGCGAAGGTGTGGGTCACAGCCGTTCCGGCGAAGCCGGTGTCCAGTTGCTCCCGGATCGCGGAAATGTCGAAGTCCTGGCGGCGCTGTACGGATTCCACGCTTTCGCCTGTGCTTTCCTGAACGTCGGAAGCGGCGTGGCCGTGGACGATCGGCGCGGAGTAGGCGACCATTTGCGCGGTCGTGACGAAGGACCCGTTTCCGACCTCGACCGTGATCCCGCTGTTTTCCTGGTTGGTGACGACCACGGCGACGTCGTGAATGTGGACCGTGTCGCCTTCGCCGTCCATGCCAGCGCGGCCCAGGAAGGAATCAGGCGGAAGAATGTTGTCGCTGTCGGCTCCGTCCAGCCAGGAATAACTAAACATGAACGGGGCGTCTTTTTCGTCCAGGGCGAAGGTTGCCACCTCTCGGACGTACTGGGCCGATTCCAGGCCGGCGTTCGTGATCTGGACAGGGATTCGCATATAGGACGGGTTACTTTCGACGAAGGTCTTTTCGCCGATCTGGGCGTTCACGTCGATCGGGTTCACAAGGGCGGTCAGCGTGTTCGGGCTGACCTGTGCGACACCGTCGCCGGCGGCCGCGCTGACCAGGACAAGTCGTTTCCCGGCCGCCAGAAAAGCGGTCAGGGCTTCCGCGCCCCTGTCTGTGATTGTAGACTTAAATCGTGCCATTCGTGTTTCCTCCTTCTGGGTGGTGTTCGTGGCGGACCATATTGACCATAGCGGCCCCCACGACCGAAGCCGGGCGAAGGACGGTCTGTGGGATTGCCGTTTGAAGCAACAGGACCAGGTTCGCCGGAATCATTTGTTTCAGCGTTTCCGCCAGGGCGTCCCGCTGGGTGTAGCCGGACAGTCTGATCCGGACGAACAGTTCATAGGCGTCATTATCCAGGACGACCTTGAAGTCGTCGCTGACGGTGGACAGGTATTTTAGAAGCGCCCTGTATGTGTAGGGCAGTTGGTCCAGGTACGCGATCAAGATTCTTTCGCGTCTGGATTCGACGGTGTCTTCTGCGGCCGCCACAAGGCCCAGAATCGCTTCCCAGCGCCGACAGCCATATTCGGACAGGCTCACCAGGAAGAAGTCGTCTGGCGCTCCCTGGACGTCCTGGACGGCCTTTGTGAACTCCGGCTGTTCTGCGGTTGCGATCTGGCCGAACTCGACCAGTTCTTGAAGGTGGCGGGGCCAGTATTCTTTAATTTCCATTCGTCACCGCCCCCAGAACTGGGATCGCTTCGCCGCCCAGGGAAATATTCGCGGTTCCCTGGTTGATCTTCGTCCCTGTGATGTCAATGACGCCGTCAACGTTCAGGACCTTCGTTTCGATCTGGCTGACGCGGACGATCAGGTTTTCGGTGTCGGCCCACGTCCGGGCCAGGCTGTCGAAGTAGGACTGGATCGCCGCCTTCACCGCGTCCTGGGTGCTGGTCCAGGACGCCCCGCCCTCAAAGGTCAGGTTGAAGGACACGTCGATCTTCGATCCCGTGACGCCGGCCACCGTGACGACATGGCCGATCGGGGCCAGGCCGACGCCGGTTCCCTGGGTATTCACAGGGTCGATCGCTTCCTGGACCTGTTTCACCAGTTCGGAAGACGGGACGCCCCATTCGCTGTCCACCAGAACAATTTTCACGGTTCCGCCGCCGTTCCAGACAGGAAAAACTTTGACGGCTCCCACGCCTGGAAGAAGTTCAACCTTGTTTTTGTAGTCGGCGATATTCCCGCCGAACGCCTGGGATTTCAGCGATTCAAAGTAGCGGGTGCGAAGGGCGTCGTCGCTTTCTTCGTCTTCGCCTGGGATCAGAATGTCGGCCAGGCGCGCGGCCGCCAGTTCAGGGACGTAGTCGATCGGGAACAGGGTTCCGACATACTCGTTCCCCACAGTCCCGGCCGTTTCTGCTGTTAGGCTGTACTGGCCGGGGGCGATTCGCTCTGTAACGGTGAAGTTGATGTCGCCGCCAGAAAAGCGCGTCCCGATCTCCATGTCACAGCCGCCGCCGTCCGCCTTCTCGAAGTAGCCCTTTCGGACTGCCTGGGTTGCGGCCGTCCGGAACACGCTTCTTTCACGACACTTCTTCGTCAGGTCGTCGCCGGTTTCTGTGTCCGGGAAGGCCCGGTCCATAAGATAGGCCAGTTCAATATACAGGATCGCCAGTTCCGCCGCCGCCGGCGCGATCGCGTCGTAGACGATGGACCCTTCACGTTTATCCACCGAAGCGGAAACGCGGGCCAGACAGCGGTCCATGACGTTTTCAAAGGTCATATTCTCATACATTGGTTGTCACCGTCCTTTCGACGGGGATTTCCCCGAAGATTGTTTCGGCCGTGAAACTGACGCGGGCTGTCCTCTTGTCGATCTGCCCGACCTTGAAGTCTGTGACGCCGGTGATCCGGCTGTCCGCCAGAAGTGCTTCTGTGATAACTCGTTTGATTTCACTTGAAAACACATGGTAACTTTTCCCGACGACGGCGTTCAGTTCTGTCCCATAGTCCCAGGAATAGATCAGGTACGAAAACCGTTCCGTCATTAGGATTTTTATGATCGCCTGTTTCATGGCTTCCGTTTCGTCGACAAAACCAGCCACGCGACCGGTTTCAAAGTCTGCCTTGTAGGTTCTGGTCGGGTGGTCGGCGGCCGGCGTCACTTCGACGGCCTGTCCGATCGTGACCGAAGACTGGTTCGGTATTAGGGCCATAGGATCACACCCTTCCCAGGACCAGGAAGGACTGTCCGCCCTGGTTTCGTAGAAGGACCACCTTGTCACCCACAGCCAGGCCGTAATAATATTCGGACGTTGGTCCCGTGTTGGTCAGGTAGTCATTTTTCAACGTGTGGTCGTGGGAAGCGAAGGCCGGATCGCCGGACCCGCCGCCTTTGGGCTGGGTAGTCGGGGAATCGGCGAAGCCGCTGTGACGGTGCGTCGGATAATAACCGGCGCGGAACTCCTTCATGACGACGATCGCTTCGCCGGTGATGTCGAAGCGGTTGTCGACGCGGATCGTCAGCGGGGACGTAGCCGTCACGTTCCCAAAAAGGAAGGCCGCCGGAACGTTCGCGTTCTGCGACTGTTCAGCGACCTTTTTCAAAGTGTCAAGAAGTGCCATGTCACACCACCTTCAATTTCAAAGTCATTTGTTCCTTCAAAAGATCGGCGCTGGCTTCCTCTACAATGAAGAAGGAACTTACACCGACGTCCTTGATCCCGATATACAGGGCGCGGCCGGCTCTGACCGACAGGTCCAGAAGGGCCTTCACTTCGAAGGACTTCTTCGGCCGGTTGTAAAGTTCCAGCATTTGACCGCCGCGTTCCTTGATCTGGGCTTCGTTCATGTCTTCGTCAACGGTTTCGTAATTCTGCAAAACGCCCCACAGTTTGATGTTCTTGGAGTCCTGGAAAATATACACGTCCCGTTTTCCGGTCTTCTTGTTGTCGCGGACCAGTTTGATCTTGTTGTAGGATTCGGAATCTATGTCGGTTTCGTAGGTGTAGCCGGTCGCCAGGCTGGAATCTCCCACGAACAGGTCCAGTTTCGACTTCTCGACGTCTGTGATCCGAAGGGACCCGAAGTCGTCCCACAGGACGAACATTTTCCCGGAATTGATCAGGGTGTGATCCAGGGCCTTCAAAACGATGTCGAAAAGGGTCTGGCCGTCTTCAATCATGGAAGGGATCGCATAGCCGGTATTTTCAAGCGCCCCACATTTCAGGCCGAAGTCGGCCGCGATCTGGGTCAGGATTTGATCGGCCCGTTTTCCTGTGAAGACATAGGTTTCCTTGTTCTTCTTCAAATACCAGGTCTGGTCGTAGGCTGTGACCTCGACCCGGTCTGTTTCCTTCTGGCGGATTTTCACGACGTAGCCGTAAAAAATGCCGGTTTTTCCGTCCTTTAGGGCGACGATCCCCCCGTGGGTCCATGTCACGGAATCGTCGACGATCACGGTCAGTTCCAGGGA